GATTCATACCCAGGGCGCGTTCTGACGCTCTCTAATGTCCGGAGGCCCCGCACCTACCCACGATGAAATGCAAGCCCTAGAACGCCGCCTAGAGAGTCTAGATTTGACTCTCGGGGAGTTGGTCGCCATCTTCCGCCGCCTGGAAACTCTCCTGGCCGACTCCATCCTACTCAAATCTCGCCGCGGCTGAACCTGTCCAGCAGTTCGACTAGAAACCAAGGGGATGGGGTCGTACCCCCCCTAGGCTCTCAGTGGCCTCTTTGCAGTGGAAACTAATTCCGAAATGGGGTCTGAGCAGGGTGCTGCTCGCGACTGGGCCCCTGGTGGAAGTCAATATCGGTCCCGCTAGGGTGGGGCAAAACGCCGAAAAGCGGAAGAATTGGCCCGTAGGATTTTCTAAATCGGCTGGAATCGCACTTTTCGTCCTTCGAGCTCGAGCCTGGCACTTCCAGAATCCGGAAATCAGCCGCTCACATTCTGCCCCATGCCCTTGATTTGCTGGAAGAGGCTCTCTTCGGGGCTCACTTTCTCCTCGCGCAGGACAATCAGATAGCCCCATTCGCGCTCGGTACTCAGACTTGAGTCCGATGTCATCGCAGTGGAGAGGTAGAGTTCCTTGGTGACCAGTGTATCGGGGTCAATTACGAACTGGGCATCGCGCAGGAATCCTGAGTCGCTGCACATGAAGTCGTCTTCCGCGTCGCGGATGTTGTACTTGTTCTGAGCCCAGGCGAAGACCCGGTTGTCCGTGGGGTCGCTGATGGTGTTGACATTGATTTTGACTGTGTCAGTCGAGAGGATGGCGTTGAGCCCCACCACACCGTCGATGCCCACGTCGCCGCGGACAGTGATGGGCCATATCCAGGCGCCATCCACGCGCCAGGCTCGGCGTCGGTCCGGGGACACGTAATCGAACACCAGCACATTGGAGGTGACGCCTCCATCGTAGCCGACGAACTTGCCACGCATGGAGAACACCCGGCCGCCTCTGCGAACGCGTCCCCTACTTGCCACGACGAGCTCTCCTGGTTGCAGCATGAGCGCGCTTCATGAGCCTGGTGACCGGTGTCCGCGGATGCTCTCGCTTGAGTCTCTTGAGTTGGCGCCCGAACTCCTTCTGATAGGCACTAACCTTGCGCTTTTTCTTGGGCGGGACCTGCAGTCTTAGCGGTCTTGATCTAGATGCTGTCAATCCCTGGCTCTGCATCCACGTTACATCGCCAATGATGGCTCGTGCCTGCGCCTCGCGGTCCTGCTGGATGGCCTCACTGAGGGAGGGGACACCCAGGAGTGGGTTCTGACCTCCCATGCCTGGCCCTGCTCCCGCACGGCCGCCCAGGAGGATTCCGACTAGAAGGTCGATGACATCGCTGTCACGCATCGGCACCACCGCCTTACTGCTGGCTCAGGGCTAGCGCCATTGCGCTGGCCTGGGTCATGCTCTCGACTGTGCATTCCATGGTGATGGAGCAGTAGACAGAGCCGTCGAAGTTGGCTGATGCCTCGCCGCCCAGGTAGATGGTGTCTACAGCCACTAGGTAGCCGTTCGTCCACAGTTGGGGTAGGTTGTCAAACGCCTCAAAGACAGAGGAGGGAACCCCGCCATCTCCGGAGGCTACCAGGCGCCCAGACGAGATGACCGCCTTGTTGGAGGGCAGGACGGTATCCGCCTGGGTCTGGGTTACGAGTTGGAACTGTGCAGCGGCACCGTTGAACGGGGCGCTCCCAGTAGAGGTGACTTCACTGGTCGTGCCGCCGCTGTCGGACATCGTGACGGCGATGTTGTGGATGCGCAGGACCGACTTGCCCAGGGCGTCGACATAGGCGCCCAGGTCGATGGGCTCCTCAGCGTAGGTCGCGGTGTTGCCGATGTTGGTTGTAGCGCGGATGAAGAACGAGTCAGACTTGGCCATCGGGCCGCTGCTCAGAGGACCTCGGTAATAATGGTTCCATTCTCACACTAGGTGAGTTTGGCGACACTACAACCGACGCGCATCCCCGCGCGAAGCGCCCTGGTGACTAGATACCGGCAGCCTAGCCCAACCCGGCGGCTAGGGGTCTACACCGCCCCGGCCGGTACAACTGGCCATCGGTCTATGAAGACTGGTCGTGAATGCTCCCGAGCAGGATTCATACCCAGGGCGCGTTCTGACGCTCTCTAATGTCCGGAGGCCCCGCACCTACCCACGATGAAATGCAAGCCCTAGAACGCCGCCTAGAGAGTCTAGATTTGACTCTCGGGGAGTTGGT